TATATATATATGGCCTCATTTGCAGAACGAAAAATAGGATATTTAACAATAACAACACATGGCGTTATTTATGTGGATGAGGGAAATATGCCGCTAACTAAATGTCCATATAAGACAACTAAACTAAATGCGGTTGCAGCAGGGGTATGTAATTATTATCAACCAGGCATGCCTAACATATTACCAAATATAATACCAAATATAATGAATAGTGTTGATTTATCTGATAAACCCACGGGAGCAGATACGGCAGAATACATAAAACAACGGTTAATTGCATTTGAAACCAATGGACCTACAACAAGAAGCGGTTCTTTTTTTCCGACGATGGTTGAGGATTATCGTCATGCCGACAGGGAAGATTACGACCCCGACGTGCAAACATTTTTTTTACTTGGTGATAAAAGATATTCTATTAATTCATATGAAGTTGGTTCTCCAATTATTGATAAAACATACACCGTTTATAAAAGCGAAGATAAAAGTTGTCCAAAATTTGAAAACAGGATATTATTGTATTTAAATAGTTCGCCTCCTATAGATATACTTAGCACTTGGCGCAAACCAGGTTTGGATGGAACACCTGCCAACACGGTTCAATTAAGATATTATGAAGAAAAATCTATTACATTGAAAGAAATATTTGATCTATTATTAAAAAGTGGTATAGAATTAGATGAACTAGTAATAATTGATTTAACCTGTTCTGTATTATTTGATAAAAAGACAAGAGAAGAACTTACAAACCCAAGGCTCATTAGAAGTCTCAGATATAATGCATTAGGTACAAGGAAAAAGAGGAAGAAAAAAAAGAGAAAGAAAAAGAAAAAACAAAGTGCCGGAACAAAGAGAAGGAGAAATGGAAATAGAAAATCACGAAGCAGATGCAAAAAGTAATGCTTCACATCCATCACTACCGTTCAATATACATTCATCATAGTCGGTGTTATTGATTGTAAGTCCTTTTAGGTATGCGGAGACATGATTAACATTAACGGCTTTATCGTCTATCCACACATCATAATGTGGTTTACCCATGTTTAATGATGTATATTTAACTTTCCATTCTTTTAGTTGTAATATAGTGAAATAATCCCAAATTAAGCCAGATTTAGCACCTCTTGCCGTCCAATAATGAATTTCGTGTCCTTTATCATATAATTCATTAAATAACTCTATTCGTTTCATGATTGGTGTACTGTCGTGATAATTACTATTTTTGGTTTTACATATAGTTCCGTCTATATCGATCATAAAACTTTTACAATCTTTATTAAGTTCACGGTTGCAATAGGCTATGCGTTTAATAACAGGTAGTCTATGGTTTTTATTTTGCGATATTAGAGAAAAACAATTGGCTATGTAAGCGATATACAGAATATTGATTCTCATTGAATACTTATGAACTAATATATTTAAATATATTAATATATATGATTGTTGAAGATTTAATGAGTTCGGTTCCTTTACTATCGGATAGTTATATAAACGAAGACAATACAGAAGACGAAGATTATTTACATGATGCGAAGGACGATTTTCCATTTGAAATAGATAGCGAATTTGACAGTAATCCTTATAGATTAGCGGAGGAGAATTATCGCTATAATCATGAACTTGTTAAGGAGAGTTTTGAAAAACTTTGTATAGTTATTTCTCTGTGTTTTCCCACATATATACTCTTTTTTTTTATTTACAAATCTATTTAAAGTTATGTTAGCTTATCTTAGTAATGTATAGGATTATTCCTCTTAGAATATTGCGTCGTACAGCTGGAGTTAAATTCGATGAGATGGTTCCATCTGATATCCCGATAATTCATGGAATAGACCGAGTCATACATGGTCCAAACAGCATATCGCCTGGACCAATAGACGATTGTACGCCAGCGGTTAAGCGACCGTGGTACATGCATCCTGCACAGGACGACAATTTGATGGTTTTGCAAGGAACACGTTATGTAGACATATATGATCCAATAAAAAAAATGGAGGCTTCTTTTATAGTAACACCAGATAAGGTTTATAAAAACGATAAATTATATTATGATGGTCCGGCGATGGTAGTTTGGCCTGCGGGTATATTCCATCGCATAATTAGCGGCGAGGAAGGCAGTATCAGTGTCAATTTTTCTACACGGGTTAAAGGGTTTGATTTATCTAACAATTTCAACATATATAATCTGTGTAAAACAACAGGGACATACACGCTTATAAAGGATGGTTCAGATGATCAACCTGATTTGACATACAAATATCCTAATGAAGAACTGAAAGATTTATTTAAAAATAATTAGATTGAATAAATATGTAATTTTAGATTTTAATAATTTCTACGGTTGCATGTCTCGAAAGGTTAATATGGTATGTTTCGGGTATGACGAAATTGTATACAGTAGGATCATTTTTATAGTCATTGATGTAATAAATTTTTTTAATGCCAGCCGCTAAAAGCATTTTAGTACAGGTTAAACAAGGGAAATGAGTTACATATGCTTCACAGCCTTCACAATTTACACCGCGTTTAGCACAATCTATGATTGTGTTTTGTTCGGCATGAATGGTGGCGACTTCATGTCCATCTTTAATGATTGATTCGTGTGGAAACCCAGGAAGATAACCATTGTATCCCTGTGATATAATTCGATTATCTTTAACTAGAACACACCCTACTTGTAGCCGAGTGCAGCAAGATCTCTTGGCTGTTACTTGGCAAATCTCTTTGAAGTATTCTCTCCAAGGAATTCGGTTGGTGTTTTCATCATATTCATCGACATAGTCGTATTCTGCCATATTGTTTATAAGAACAAAAGTTATTATTTATTTAAATCAATTTAAATTGAACGCAAAATTAAAATACTTATAAACAGTAAACAATAAGGATGAAGCCGGTACTCAATATAGATACGAGTTTTGGTTTGGTAGAATTTGATTACATAAACTCGTCACCACAAGAACTATACAAGAGGAGACAGTTGGAGGAAAGGATTTCATATGACATAGAACGGAGGTATAATAGTAAAATAAGTGCGTCTTTGTTAGACTTCGGAAAAGTTAGACATTATAAGTTTAATGACAATTTGCTTACTTGTGAAGTGGGTTATTGTGTATGCGATTATGATGGTCCAGATCAGTCGTCATATTCAATTAAGGGGGAACACAATTCGATATTAATTTATATGGCGATACTAAAAACTATGTGGAACGATGTTAAGACATATGACGAAGTTAAGAGGGTTATGAGATTGAGAAAAATTATAAGAAAAAATATGATGGAATCCAAGAAAGAGGGTTTTATGAAAATAAAGTATAATAATAGGTTATATGATTGATGTCCTTCATAATTTATTTATTTACAATGAATTAAATAAATTTACTAATTGTTCGATAAGAGAAAACAAACCATTACCAATATTTTATCGTTTATCAAGTTATTTTTTTACTATTTGGGGTTTATTTGTAATTATCATTCACAAGACATTTAGAAAGTATGACAATAGATTTCCTTGGTTGGCATATGGGTTTCTTAATTTTTTCCATGGGTTTCTTATTTATATAAATGATGTAAGCAATTTTGGTAAAAAGTTATATTATTTAAAAATATTAGATCGTATTGTATCTTTTATAAATTTGGTGTTAACTTGGCTGGTTATTTCATTTAGGGCTTATTTGGGTTTCAGTACTTTTCCGATGTTTTATATTAATCTTCATTTTATTTTAGGTATCTTTACGGTTTATTGTAAATATCGTTCTACAAGTGCGCTTAGAAAAGCTGGTAACAATTGTGATGATTATATGTTTTGGCATGGGTTATGGCATACATATCCTCTTCTTGGGTGTGTATATACATTTATAATGTTCAATAATTTAGAATGGAAAATAATTAAATCTTTTTAAATAGTATATGGGTGGTTGCTACAAAAATAACAACAACGGAAAAACTAACCAAGACAAATGGCGCTACACATTGATGACGACAGTTTTATTTCTTATTATAGTTAATCCTGCAACATACAAAATAACGAATGGAATATTTGGTAAGTTAATAGGACAATTAGCCAATCCTTCGTCTGGATGCCCCACAAGCAAGGGTATTATGGTACACGCGGTAGTATTCACGTTACTTTTAAGAGCTATGATGGGTATATAATTATATTTACAAATAATATAATTATGAAATCGATATATGATATGTTTATTTATAATGGCGTAAATAAATATGCTTCTTGTGATGTTATGAAAAATACGCCAGTTGCCGTATTCTATAGGTTATCTGGGTTTTTTTATACATTATTAGGCGTATTAGTTTTTGCTTTATTAAAGGATTTTAGAAAGTATGATCCTAATTTCCCCTGGTTTGCTTATGGTTGTATGGAGTTTTTTCATGGTTTTTTAATATATAAAAGTGATGTCATGAATTTTGGTAAGAAGGACGAGCTAGTTAAAATGACGGACCGTGTATATTCTTTTGTGGGTATGTTCATTACATGGATAATCATATCATTCAGGGGGTTTTTAGGCTATAGTAAGTTTCCGGTTATATATCCTTTAATTCATTTTATTTTTGGCTTTATAGCAATGTACAGTAAATATCGTTCGACAAAAGAGCTTCGTGATTCTTCTAAAAAAGTGAGTTGCGATGAATACTTGTTTTGGCATGGATTTTGGCATTGTTATCCGCTTTTTGGATGTTGTTATATTTTAATAATGTTTAGTAAAATTGAATGGAATTTACTTTAGTTATATAAAATAATGGAGCAATCATGGTTGTCGAACATATCGGTAGATATAGATTCTATAATTAAGGGTGTAAATGAGGACAAAGAAAAGTTTGAGGGAATGTTGGAAATATATCCTAATGCAGAGGATATATTTCGTTGTTTTAAATATTTCAACATACAAAATACAAGAGTAGTCATAGTAGGCCAAGACCCATACCATGGACCATGTCAAGCGAATGGGTTAGCTTTTGCGGTTAATGAAGGTGTTAAAAAACCGCCTTCTTTAAAGAACATAGAGAAGGAGATGGGTAAGGAGGTTAATATAGAAGAGTGGGCGAAACAGGGTGTTTTGATGATGAATTCGGCGTTAACAGTTAGGCAAGCATCGCCGGCTGATAAGACACATATGAAACTTTGGAGACCTTTTACAGAAGAAATTATAAAAAAAATAAATGATGATTGCGAAGGTGTAGTTTTTGTGGCATGGGGTGCTTTTGCTATGGATTTCCTAAAGAACATAGATACGAGTAAGCATCATTTGGTGATAACATCGCATCCATCTCCGCTTAGTGCAAATAAAAAACTAAAACAATATCCAGCATTTGTTGGTTCAAGAGTATTTGAAACAATAAATGAAAAAAGTAAAGAAAAAATAGACTGGTAAATTAACGTCTTCTTTTAGTTCTTCTTTTACCACCAATTTTTCTTTTTTTCTTTTTTTTCTTTTTTGTTCCTCTCCCGGTTTGTTGCTTTTTTGCACGCTTTTTATCCTCGGATCGAAAGGCGACCGAGGAGTGCATCATATTTTGAGCGAGACGCGAATTATCCAAGGGACTGCGCTGCCGCCTTAGAGTTTCAGCCCATTCTTTTGTAATTCCTTGTTGATGCGTGAGTTTGGGGCGGATCCTGATCGGCGGGGACATAAAAGAGTTTTCAGAGCTGTGAATTATATTATCTTGAAGGGTTTTTATATTTTTGGCACGGGTGGGGTTGGGACTACTCTGAATATTTATAGTTGTTCTTTGGTCCGACACAGCTTTCCGAACCTTGGGGTTTATAGCCGGCGTTGCATTCGATTTCACCTCTTTGGTTCGAGGACTGGCGGTGGGTGGCATTGCCTCCGTGCGTTTGTGACCCAAACCATCATCTTTAACGGTAAAGAATTTATAATTAATATTATCAGGATTTTCGATGCCCAGGTAGTGCTTATCGGGCGATTGGTTAGTCTTCGACATAGTTGTTGGATTGAGGATCACGCCTGAATAATCTGGATTTTCATGTTCTATTATTAACCCCTTGTCGGGAGTACTACTACTTTGTGCTATAATTGAATCAGGTGTGTTATTATCGCCAAGAAGCACCATTTCTTTACCAAAATTTTTATTTCTAATTTTACTTTCAAGTCTTTCAAGTTCAGCCATTTCATTACCACGTCTTATTGCAAGCGCTGACCGGATGCCTGATTGTATTTTCATCGCCGCATCCTTCTGTTGTTTAAGGCTTGGTGTGCGGGGTTCTCTTATAGGGGAGAAAGATCTTCTTGCACTTCGGCGCGCGCGGCTCCGCGCGCTCGGACTCGGCTGCCGCGATGGCGAAACAGTGCGCCTACTTGAAACAGTGTGCATTCGATGCCTAGGGACTTTACGGCCTGGTTTACGAGACTTTGTCATTATATATAACGCAATATTATATATAATGTATATTTATTTGAATTTAACAGTCATATCATCTTTATCCTCAGTAAAAAAAATAGTATAATCTTTCTTCTTGTCTTGGCGAAGATTATACATATGAGTTTTTACTTCTTCTTTAATAGTTTTTTTTAATGTATCGCGATCACGTAAGTTGTAGGTATGCTTGGAGTCTTGCATTTACTAATTTATAGGTTAATTCTTTAAGTTGTTTTCTTTTTTACTACACGCTTCTTAGGTTTAGTAGGTGGTTCTTCAGGTTCAGCAGGCTTTTCTGGTTCAACTTCTTGTACCGGCTCCTCGACTACTTCCTCTTCTTCGTCAGAATCCGCTACATTTTCTAGACCAGTATCGTCATCTTCGGCTGCTTCTTGTTCGAGCTTGTCCTTGTCTACTGGATCGAGGTTAATGTGACACTTGCCCTTAAGTGTGGCACGGGGTTTTACTACAGCTTGGAATAGACGCCAAGTTACGCCGAATTTTCCGCCAGCAAACCAAATACCGCCACACTGAATTACGAGGGCAACATTAGTAGCCTTAGGGATAAGGGTAATGGGGCTCACGCTATCGTCTTCGTCACTAGGAAACAGGCGCTTCTGGTTTGTATCATAGATTTCTACATCAAAGCCATTATCACTCCAATACGGGATCTTGATTTTTAGACCAGGAGCACGGTTATAATCGGGTTCACCCTCTTGAGCGTGACCCTTTGGGTACTTAGGATATTTTACATTAGGGGTATAGAGCGCCTCAATAACTTCTTCTGTCATCTTAGTTTTATTAAACCAATCCTTCGAATTTTCCATTGCAGATTTCTTAATGAACTTATCAAATTTAAGCATATTTTCTAGAAACTGAGTAGTGCTTTCACTCTTATAATCGTCATTAGGAAACTGCAGTGTCATGTCATAACTCTCCCTAGAACCTTCATTCTCCCACTTGGATACACCCCAAGTAAGCATAAGAGGTGTGGAAAGATGAAGATTGCGTTTCATATGAGCATTATAAATAGGCACGATTTTTCCGCCAGAATTAAGTACCTTTACTTTACCAAAGGTAACGTCGCTGTTAGTGTTAAAACTCTTGCCATCGATAATCGGTTGTTCAGTGTTGTTCGCCATCGTAATATATTTATATATACGACATTTCTTTATTTCAATTTTTTTTTAAAATAAAAAGTAATACACTCTTCTTGTAGATTAGAATGATATGGGTGTAAAATAACTTTAAACTATTATGTAAAGATATATATAATGAGTACAAATAAAAAAAACTCTTTAGAGAATATCTTGAGAAGATTAAACATACCAGAGATCAGCTGTAATAAATCTAAAAAGGTTTTTAAAAAGGATTTTACAGTGCCGAGGTATAGTGATTATACAAATTTGATAAAGTACGACTATAAAGTGCCCCAATTAAAAATGATGTGTGCTGAATATGGTATTTTAAAGAAAGGTACTAAATGTGAATTGATAAATAAAATCTACAGATATTTGTATTTATCATACAACATAGTAAATATTCAAAAGTTATGTAGAAGATACATAGTAAATATTTACAATAAAGCACATGGTCCGGCACATAAAAATAGAAAGCTTTGTGTAAATGAAACGGATTTTTTAAGTTTGGAGAATTTGAGTGATATACCGCAAACACAGTTTTTCAGCTACAAAGAGAACGATGGGTTCATCTATGGATATGACATAACTTCTTTGTATCAGTATATTTTTAAAAAGCACAATTTATTAAATCCATACACTAGAAACGAAATATCTAACGATTTGAGAATCCAGTTAAAAAGAGTCATAAAACTAAGTAGAATACTAAATATAAAGATTCAAACAAAAATAAAAGAAGAAATAATATCACCAAAAAAAACATTCGAATTGAGAGTTTCTTCAGTTTTTAATGATATAGATAATTTAGGTAATTATACAGATTATTTGTGGTTTTACAATTTGGATAAAATGCAATTAATAAGGTATATAAGAGAATTGTACGATATTTGGACCTACAGACTTCAGTTAAATGGCGATATTAAGCACAACATATGCCCAAGAGGTAGTCCTTTTCGTAATATTAATTTATATAATATATTAAATTATGACGTATTTTTTCTTAAGAAGGTTACGTTGAACATAATAGACGAATTAATTAACACTGGTATAGATGCAGAATATAAATCTTTAGGCGCTATTTATGTATTAACTGCGTTAACATTAGTATCTAATGACGCAGCAACGGCGATGCCTTGGTTATACCACTCGGTAGTACCATAATAATATATATAGCAGCATAAATTACTTAAAAACGTATCACATAGATAGTGTATATGCCTCCTCAGAAGAAGCAAACCGAACCCGCCAAACCTAAAGCCGCCGCCGCCAAACCTGCATCGAAAGCCAAGAAAGTCGCCGCTCCTGCTCCCGCTCCCGTTCCTGTTCCTCCTCCTGTAGAAGTCAAGAGTGAGGGTGTAGTAGAAGATGCCGCCGCCGTAAACCCAAGCGATTCGACAATCAAGGAATTTGCCGAATTCCAGCTCAGACTTAGCACTATCCGCACCAACCTATCGAATCTCCTCCAGGACTTCAAGACACTTCAGAAGAAGACAGAGCGCGAACTCAAGAACGCCCAGAAGCTTGGTTCGAAGCGTAAGCGCAAGACCGGTGCTCGTCAGCCCAGCGGTTTTGTAAAACCCACACTCATTAGCAACGAGCTTGCCGATTTCCTTGGAAAGGAGCATGGTTCGGAACTCGCTCGCACAGAAGTAACACGTGAGATCAACTCGTACATTCGCGCTCACAAGCTCCAGGATCCCAGCAATGGCCGTAAGATCAACCCTGATAGCAAACTAAAAAAATTACTCGCCCTTAAAAGCGATGATGAACTCACATATTTCAACCTCCAGAGATATATGAGCCCTCATTTCCAGAAACTCGGACAGCCTGCCTTAAACAGCAGTGCTTAAAGAAATATAAAATTATAATTTTTTAGAAATTCTTTCAATAGACTTTTATTGATATTTTTATTTTTTATATCAATATCAATATCGAATACTTTTGACATATTAAATTTATCGGATAGTTTAATTAGATTATCATAATCAATATTGTAGCTTTGAAGTATAAGCCAATCATAGAAATTCCCATAATTGTAATATTTTTTGTATTTTCTGTAAAGATGATAATAATAGTTGAATCCTTTATTATTATTATTATAATCGTTATCTGATATAACACATAATTGAATGAAGTTATTTTTCGATATATTCATTTGTCTCAAAATGGAGATTAAATCATATTTGAGTAGGGTTTGATTATCGAGATCAATATTTTTGTATACGTTATTGCATCCATAAACAAACATATCAGTATCTTCGCTTAAACAACCGTAAACTTGATTTGATATTACCAACCAGCTACATAACTCATCTGCCTCACATGGCGCATCAATATAGGTTTCTCCCATAAGAGTAATCAAGGTTTTAACTTCACTAAACATATTTCGAGGTACGCGGGTAAATTGTTTTTTAAGTTCGATCATATGCTCACAGTTTGGGTTGTATTCAAGCAGTAGTTTATTGTATTTTTCCTCTGCTATAAATTTTTGCTCTTTTCTTCTATTGATGGTCTCTATCTTTTCTTTATCTATTTTGCCGTCAAATATAAATATAGGTTTGATATTATAATATTGAAATAATGCTATCATAAAATAAAAATTTTCTATGAGTTCATTGTTTTCAATAAACTTGTACATATAAATATTAGTATCTACTGCAATTTTTTTGCCATATAAATTTTTAAAATGCTTTTTAGAAATGCTTTTCATACAGTTCTTATTTATAAATTTATTCAAACATCTTATTCCCATTATTATTTACAATCTGTATATAATAATGACTTCAATTTAAATTTCGATTATTGTCATTCTAAGATTTCTTGGATATTTTTTTTCGCATTGTGTTGTCAATTTTTTAGGGGTCTTCTTCTTTAATAGAATTTTGTGATTATCTACGATATATTTTTCGAAAGCTCTACTATTAACAACTTCAGGATCTATTTTAATCATATTGTGATTGTTATTCGCACACCAACAAACGAATTTCTCTGGATTTTGCATTATTATACAAGTTAAAACATAATAACTAAATACGTTACTTCTTTCTTTGTATAATCTACGTTTGATACGATTAATCTCTTCTTTTCCCACTAAATCTTCATATGATAATCCCATAAAATCAAGAACTTTATTACACTGTACTAGTGAGAATTTAGTCTCTGTATTCATAAACTCTTTACATGTTGATATAAACGCGTCTTTTGAATTAGGTGTTCTATAAAAAGACGTAAAGTATACGTTTAAAATTCTTGCCCACGATTCTGCATAACACTCCGACAAAAGAATGTCGGTATCTATTGGAAAAACCGATTTTAAATCGTGGTTTTCTATAGAAAAATCTAACCCTAAATAGTGCATGGATTCGTGTATTAGTACCTTAAACCATTCTTCGCTACGATATATGGTAATATTGCCATTAGCACATCTAGTAGTATAACCAGTATTAACGTTGTTAGGTCCTAATACTTCCACGTTCGATTCTGGAAGTATTTTTTTGAAATCTGTTAAATATAATATTATTGATATATTTTTCGAACAGTTTTCAGTACTGTAATCAACTATAAACGCATACCATACTAATATTAGTTTAATATATTTTTTTATGCTTGCAAGAGTATTTTTTGTGTCCTCAAAGTATATTGAAATACTTATATCAAAACGATTATCTATATTTTTAGAGTATTTAAACAATAAATATTCTGTAATATCCATATAACTTTTTATTTGAGAAGGCAGCCATCTGGATGATTCAGCTTTCGCCGTTTCTAATACTAATCCATTTTCTACATTAAATTTACATGTACTATTAATTAGTTTTTTGCTTTTTTTAATGTTTGAATAAATATTCCCTAATATTTTGTCATAGTCCATTTTATATATTTGTAATCATATTTTTACATTGATTATAAATATATTATTTGAGTAAATCGTTCCTAATCTTCATTAGGTTCGTAAATTCAACAGGTTCGGCTCCTCTTTGATAATGCATAAGTCTGGCGTTTTTCGTTGCTGTAAGTACCCGCTTTAATTTATCTGATTGCATAAATTTGGCCAATTGGGCACGATTCATTTCTTCTGTATTTCTACCGGAAGTAAAGAAATCCTCATCCATCTTAATATCCGGGGGTCTAATTTGCTTACTTCCTTGTTTTCCTGTCTTGCTTCCTGCTGTTTTCGCCATAACAGGATCCTTAGATAAAACACTTCCCGAATTCAATGAAAACTCTAAATAATATTTGTTATTATTAGTTTTAAACTTTGAACCCTGATAGTAATGCTCTACCGATAACCATTTGCGTCCATCCAATTCAAATTCCTCTTCCCAGAAATTCGATAACATTTTCCTCCACGAAGGGATCTTCGATAATTCCGAAAATTCCTTGACTTGTTCTTTGGGTATCGTTTCGCCGCTGCCTTTTCCAGGCAACGGTTTGTCGTTTGATTTAGAATAAAATTGGAAAACAATATTATCTGTGTATAAACCTTGTGATGTTTGTGCCATCTCCTTAAAATCGTCATCCACCTTATTATCAACCAGTTTTTTGTATTCTTTAAACTCAGGAATCAAATTATAAACACCTCCTTGTGTTTCCATGCACTTATAAACAATTAATTCCTTTATTTTATTTGGTATCTCGGTAAAAGATAAATGCTCCTTGTTGTCATATTTAATTAATCTGTAATGAGATCCAGTATATTCTGCTAATATATAATAATTAGGTCTAAATATTCCTTTTCTTTCTAAAATATCATCATTAAGCTGCCCGCACTGTAATACATTGTCTATGTCATTGTTTGAATAAGCTTCTTCGGAAAATAACACCAGTTTAATATTCATTACGCGCTCTAACGTAGATATACTCCACGTTTCACCCCAAAACTCACATGTTTGTATTTTCTTTTTGAGACCATCTTTATTTTTAATGCCTTTCATAAATTTCAATTCTCCTAACATCTGATTTGTTATTGATTTCTCTTCTTTAATTCTTTCATATTCTTCCTTTATTTCTTTTGCGCGTTTCGTCAATTCACTTTGATATGTTCTGTCTTTTGTTACTTTCATCTGTTCGGCCAAATTTTTATTTTCACTCTGCAACTCTTTAAGTTTATCATTGTCGCCTTTGATGCTTTTCATATAGGAGTCATACAATTCCTTATACCCTGAAAATAACTTATCCGTAACATTTTCCGCTAAGGTTTTTCTTAACGACTCTACTGTAATAGAAGAATCCACTTCACTTAAAGCATCCACAATAACGAAAAATAAACAATCGCCGTCCCCTTTATTCTCTTTTATAGTATACTTGTTTGATTTTAAATAACTTTCTATCCATGTTTCAGACTTCGATTCATCATATACTTCGGGTTGAAGAGTTAGTTTGTCTTCTTTAACAGGTGTTTTGACTTCTTTATCGACAGTTACTTTCTCTGTGGTTTTATCTACCAAGTAATCGCTTGTGATAAAGGAATATAGCAATGGCATTTCCAAGATTTCTATGTTTAAATCACCGTCGTCGTCCAAATACTTATCTAAATTGTCGGATTCGATCTCGTATAAACCAATTTTGGACACAATTTTATCTTTGTAAACCAAATATAATGAAAAAAAGATTATTTTATAATCCAGATACGTAGTATTTGGCTTACCTATCGCCACAATTATGTCAGTATCTAATAACTCAATTTCAAATGTCGCAGCAGAATGATTTTTGTCGTTATTATCTATATTTTCTTTTTCTTCATATTCTACTTTCTTATTTATGTTTGAGAAAACCATTATATTAATTAAATATTATATATTTACTTAAATACTTATCGTTTTTAATTTCTTTTATGTAAAACCAGAGTTTTTTTCTTTTATTTACAATAAACACATTGTTAATATCTAATTCATATTGCAATATTGCATCAATCATATCATCTTTTCGCTTCTTATGTGGTTTTACTATATTCTTGTCGTGACTATTATAAAATTCTATTATTTTCTTGAGATCATTGACATTGTAATTTAATGAGTAATCTAATTTATTTGCCATATATTCGTCTACAACTTTGTCTTGATCACTAATGTCATATTCGTTATATAATACATCTATATCAACACGCGTTTCTCTGTTTAAATCTTCTGTTAAATTATATATTATATTTTGTTCCATTAGCTAATATCAATATATCCTTTAATTATCTTTTATAAAATCAATTATATCCATATATTTAAATTTACTTTTATTAGAGAAACCCATTTTTCCATTGTATTTTGTTAGGTTTCCGGATATTTTTTCTTTAATATCCGCTTCACAACTACCCATATTGGTTACAATGATGAATACATTTTCAACTATTTCCTCTACTATCTTCTTATTATCCGCTTCATTGACATTAGTTTCCATAAGCGTGTCTAATTTGTATATCATGTTGGTTACAACATTCATATCTAGTACATTTTGTTTCATTAAGTTTGTAATAAATAAACTTATAGACTTCCTTTTGTCATTCAATATGTTATTTTTACAAAACTTGTCATAATCTACATTAGAGTCTACTAGCTCAATATTTTCAAAGAGAACAAGATATGTATCAATGCTATCATTTAATACATCTTTAAGGATAGAGTGTTTTGTGATAATTTCACTATATAATATGGCATAAACTTCCGAATAAAACTTGTTGCTGCTTGCCGTTTCAAATATAAAGTTGCCTATTTTCCTTATTTCTTCTTGATCGGAACTGTTTATTATAAATTCAATATGTTCTTCCAGCTTGGGTTTTATTTTTTCATAGTTAGTATTAGTTAATTTATTTAATAAAGAACGAAGTTCATTAATATTCTTATCAACACCCTCTTTATTAAAATCGGTTTTTTTAAAATTCGAACTATCAACAAAGTCTTTCCTTTTATTATCTCTTTTCTGTTTCTGAAACACAGGCGTTTTAGAGTACGTATTAGCACCTACAGTGTTAGCAAGCTCTTCTATAAGTCTAACAGTTTCTTCTGGTAATTTGACCGTGTTTTTAACTAGTAACATTTCTTCTATCTTGTATCTTTTAGTCATATATATTTGTAGTTGTTATAATAATATTTATATCAATTTATAATTATATATAATTATACTTAAACATATTAGATATATAAAATACATGAGTGCATTATTAGATAATGAATATGTTCATAATGAAAATGAACATACATATGAAACCTTCAATACGTGGGAGGACAGTAATTTAAATTTAAAAGAGAATTTACTTCGTGGTTTATACTCGTATGGATTCTCTAAACCAAGTCCTATACAGCAAAAATCTATAATATCTATGATTAAAGGTAAAGATATAATTGCTCAAGCACAGTCTGGAACAGGAAAAACAGGTGCTTTTTCGGTAGGAGCATTAAACAATGTAGACGAATCTAGTGAAACATTACAGGTTTTACTTTTATCTCCAACTAGAGAACTAGCTTTACAAAGTTATAATGTTATAGACAATTTATCAAAAAAAATGGAGATTAATAAAGTGTTGTTGATTGGTGGAACATCGATAGATACGGATATAAACAACGTTACAAGTAAGAACCCACATATTGCAGTTGGGTGTACTGGAAGGGTATTTGATTTAATCCGGAGAGGCAAATTAGATTATAAGAATATAAAACTATTGATATTAGACGAGGCGGATGAGATGTTATCAGTTGGTTTCAAAGAACAGGTATATGAAATATTCCAGTATTTAAACAATGATGTACAAATCTGTTTGTTTAGTGCAACAATGCCAAATGAGATAGAGAGTATGAGTAAGAAATTTTTAAGGGATCCTGTGAAGATCTTGGTAAAAACGGAGATGCTTACATTGGAAGGTATAGGACAATATTATATCGCTTTTGAGAGTGAGTCAGCCAAGTTTTATGCATTAAAGGATCTTTACGGATACATATCGGTTTCACAGTGTATTATTTACTGTAATAGCACAAGGAGAGTTGAAGATTTGTATCAATCGCTATATGAAGACAATTTCCCTGTATGCCGAATACACAGTAATATGGATAAACAGGAACGCAATAATGCATACAATGACTTTATAAATGGTAAATATCGGGTTCTAATTTCCAGTAACGTTACAGCAAGAGGTATAGATATTCAGCAAGTAAGCACGGTTATTAATTTCGACATACCCAAATGTCCGAGGGCTTATTTACATAGAATAGGTAGATCTGGTAGATGGGGGCGAAAGGGTGTGGGTATTAATTTCATAACAAAACAAGACACGTATAAAATGAAAGAAATCGAGCAATATTACAATACCGAGATTAAAGAATTTCCAGCATCAATGGTTAATTAAAAGTTTTGTAATTGGTTTGGTTTTACAATATATTTTATAATTGCATTATAAAATGTATAACGAGCAAATCATTTCTAAAACTTTTAATTTACCAATTTATTATATTGAAAAAAAGAGGATATTAGAAGATAATATAATTACCGACTTAGAGTTAATCAAATGTTATGATGAAAGTAATAAACCCATATATCATGAACTGTTTAATCCTTGTGATGACATATCAAAAGAAACGTCTAAAATGTGGGTAAAATATTATACCGATGACACAATATTTTTAAAAGATTCAAAAAGTTTATATAAGAATATTAAAATTTCGTGTTTGAATGATTGTAGTAAATTTACCGAAACATGGTTTGAAATAATGAACAACGATGATTTTTTATGTAAGTATCATTACGTTGATTCAAAGTATTTAAAATCCTTTAATACTAACTCTAAATTTTTAACATACTTATCTATTTACAATATGATGTCTCCGGTGTTAGCACTTATATCGCCAATAATTCTATTAATAATACCCTTTTTAATTTTAAAAGTAAGAAAGATTCCTGTTACTATTTCACAATATAAACGTGAAATCGGCAAAATTCTAGGAAAACATCCAGTAGGTAATTTTTTCAAAAACTTCAACAAGGTGGGTTTCAAAAAGAAAATATACATGCTTTCAAGTCTAGGATTTTATGGGTTTCAAATGTATCAGAATTGTATGTCGTGTTACAGATTCTACAAAAACCAAAAATATATACATAACTTCTTCAATGAAACCAAAAACTATATCAATAATACCGTAAATAGTATGAACAACTACTTAAATTATACAAGAAATCTAAAGACGTACAATCCATTTAATGAGGATCTTTTAAAGCATAAAACTATTTTAGAATCTTATTGTCAAAGACTGTCAAGTATTACAGATATGAATAAAAAGAACATACATAAAAATGTTAGCCAAATTGGCGTACTTATGAAGGAGTTTCATAGAGCCAGATTTGACGAGGAACTCGAAAATACTATCACGTATAGTTTAGGATTTAATGGTTACTACAATAATATTTACGAATTAAAAGGTTTAATAAACACTAATAAAGTTAATTTCTGTAAATTTTCAAACTCTAAAATGAAGCTAAATAACATGATATATCCATCGTTACAGAACACACCAGGCGTAGTTAAAAATAGTGTGGATTTAAATAAAAATCTAATAATTACAGGACCTAATGCTGCTGGGAAAACTACGGCAATTAAGACAGTAATGTTAAACATAATATTTTCGCAACAGTTATCTTTAGGATTTTATAAAAACGCTACGATAACTCCATATAAGTATCTTCATTGTTACATTAATATACCAGATACATCAGGTAGAGACAGTTTATTCCAAGCCGAAGCCCGTAGATGTAAGGAAATAATAGAGCATATAGAGGAAGAACCTAGTGATAGTCATTTCTGTTTATTCGACGAGTTGTATTCTGGTACCAACCCTGACGAGGCATCAGCAAGTGCATATGCATTTATAGATTATTTGACTAAGAATAATAATATAACTTTTGTTTTAACTACGCATTTCATAGAGGTTTGTGAAAAACTTGAGTCGAATGACAATGTTAACAATTTGCATATGATATCTTATATGAAGGATAATAAGATTTTGTATGAATATAAGATAGGTAAAGGCATATCAAAAATGAAGGGTGGTTTAGAGGTCTTAAAAGATTTGAATTATCCGGCGGGTTTAATTAATAAAGCGAATAGTTTTATATGATGCGGTTAAATTAAATTTTTTTTATTTAAATAATGTTTAAATGATGTCAGCAATAGGTTCGTCACTATTTAATTTAGGGATTATACTACTTATATTTTCAGCGATAATTTACATTATTAAAAATAAATTAGCAGAAATGGATAAAAGAATTGATTCGTTATCTAAAATAATGGAAGAGATTCATTCAATCGTTAATTCGGGAAATAAAACCCCAATTGTTACAAGTGTCCCAATTACAAGACCTGTGGTGTCTGATGATGAAGACAATGATGACAGCGACAGTGATAACGACAGCGACAGCGACAGCGACAGTGATGATGAAGGTGAAGCAGATGAGAAGATTAACGAGGTATCTACGGATGCGGCTGTTATAACGGACGTAGATGATATTACAGATTTAGATAATGAGGAGGAAGGTAAATTAGCCGAGGTGAATCTTTTACAAAAAGACATAGGCGATGAAGATGCAGTTTTAGGGATCTCTTTTAAAGGATATGATTCAATAGATGACAATCTTGCTGCACAACAACATGCCGAAGGCTTTAAAAATAACCCCGAACCAGGTATATTTGTAGAAAAGGTAGTTGAAGAAAAATCGCCTGATTACAGTTTAATGAATGTCAAAGAGTTAAAGAAAATAGTTAGTGAAAAAGGTGGAAAGGTTTCGGGGAAAACAAAGGACGAATTAATAAATTATTTAAATAGCGAATAAATGTTTTCTCATAGTTAAGTATATGAGTTGGGCTACTTGTTATTCGGATTCAAATAATATCCATTTTGACTTTCCGCCTTTAATGGACGATGCTAGACTTTTCACTGATTGGAGACTAGGTTCTCAAGTGAATGAAGATATTAAAAAAAGGCAAAATATAACTAATAACTGGGAATATCACGATTATTTAATTAAAAATACAGACAGCATTATTAAACAAAATATGGATTCAGCGCTTAAAAATTGCTGTAACTATAGAAGTAACTATACCAATACGTCTATGAAAAATACACCATTCTTATATACTCCATCAAATGTTCATTCGATGCCATATGGATACAAAAATAGCGATCTAAAAAATATCTATTTGTCTAGAGAGAAATTAAATGAAAGAAGCACCACGCCATTCATAACAGTAAATTCGCTCAATGAATATAAATAGTTATATAGATAAAATATAATGCATATTTTATCTATTGATGTTGGTATTAAAAATCTAGCCCACTGTTTAGTAAAAGTTAATAGCGATAAGGGTTACGACATAGTTTTATGGGATACTGTCAACCTTTCTGAAGGCTTATTACCTATATGCAGTAATCCTAATTGCAAAGACTTGGCAAAATACACCAATAGAAATAACACCATATTTTGCAATAAACACGCCAAAAATACCGACCTAATTATACCTGATAAAAGCATTTTAAAATATAAGAGTTTAAAGCTTTCAGAGTTGAATGATCTGGTGAAAAAGTATGAGTTACCGGTGCCTAATGAGAAGATTACCAAGGCAGTTTTAAGTAAAGTTATAGAGGAATTTTTGAATGAGAAATGTATAAAACCTTTAGAAAATTCGTGTGTATCAGACATATCATTAATTAAATTAGGGGTTAAAGTAAAGGAGAAGTATGATAAAATCTTTAAGGATTACACAATAGATAAAATCGTCATAGAAAATCAAATAAGCCCCATTGCAGGTAGAATGAAGGCGTTGCAGGCTATGGTAACACAGTATTTCATAGATTGTGGTATAACTGATATACACTATATTAGTTCAGCGAATAAGCTGAAGGATTATGATGATCAAGAGATAAAAACATATAATAAACGTAAAAAAATGAGTATTGATGTGGTAAATAAAATTTTAGAGGAAGAAAATCAGGATTGGAAAGATATATTTAAGAAAAGTAAAAAAAAAGATGACATGGCGGATACCTTATTACAAGTAATTCATTTTATTAAAAATAATATTAAATAATTGCGTAGAACTTAAAATTATATGTTATTATTAAATCATAATGAGCGATACTAAAGAAGTTATTGATATTCAATTAAATGATGATTCAGATATGAAAATCAACTTTAATGAACTACCAAGTTCAAATTTAGGGGTTGGAGCCGAACTGTTAATGAATGAAAAAAAGATGTCAAAAGGCAGCGATGACATATCTAAGGAAATTAATATTAGCGAACTCAATGAATTAGAAGATGAGTTGAACAATTTATCTGATTCTATAGGAGATACAAAATTTACTAAAAATGACGTGTTTAGCGCTTCACCTCAACCTAACGTATCTTTCAACATAAACAGTAACGACGAAGATAGACCTTCCACCTTTGATAACGTAGGAAAATCTACCTCTAATGTTGAAAAAGACAAGCCCACATGGGACGGTTACAGTAAGTTCAATGATATTCCGGTTAATCCTGAAGCAAAAGCTAAGAAACAGCCTGAATTAAGTAAAGAGGAATTATTAAGAGAGAAGTTTAAGTTTTTAAGAAAGTTAGAGGATTTAGAAAATAAAGGTGTCCAACTCACCAAAAAATATACCATGGAGTCGCCGCTGGCTGAAATGCAGGGAGAATATGAAAATATAATGAATGAAAAGCAGCGGTCAAACAGTATTAAGTTTCAAGGTAAAATGCTAATGGCCTGCATTACTGGGTTAGAATTTTTAAATAATAAATTCGACCCATTTGATTTAAAATTAGATGGTTGGGCCGAACAGGTTAATGAAGGTATAGAAGACTATGATGAAATATTTGGAGAATTACATGAAAAATACAAGTCAAAGGCCAAAATGGCCCCAGAAATCAAACTTTTATTCCAATTGGGAGGTGGAGCCATGATGTTACATATGAGTAATACTATGTTTAAATCTGCTATGCCCGGTATGGATGATATTATGAGACAGAACCCTGAGTTGATGCAGCAATTTACACAGGCTGCCGTAAGTTCTATGAACGAAGAGAAACCAGGGTTCTCTAATTTTATGAATGATGTTATGGAAGAAAGATCTGGTCCTGAAAAAGTTAATCCTTTTAAACAAAGCACACCATTAGATAACAATCAAAAATCGAGAAGTTCGGCACCTGAACCGCCTGAACGCTCAATGAAAAACGATCTACGTCCCGAAATGAAGGGTCCATCTGACATATCGGATATACTCGGAGGTATTAAAACTAAAACGGTAAATATTAAGAATCCTGACATAGATCAAGGCAGCACGGTAAGTTTATCTGAATTAAAAGAAATGAACCAAAGTTTAAGAGACTCATCTATGCCTAAGAAAAGCGGTAGAAAGAAAAAATCTGATAAAAACACTGTTAGTTTATCATTCTAAATAATATAAATATATATTTTTAATAATAGTTAGAATGATAAAAGATGAGAGCAAAGAAGATTACGAAATGTTTTATTCGTTGAATAAACACCCCAGTTTTAATTCGTTAACAAGTTCTAATAAAATAGAATTATTAGAATTAATTAATAAAACTAAATTAAATGCAGAAAAAGGACACTGGCTTATTAATAATTCTGAATTAGAATTAGTTTTACCAGAATTTGCAAACGGTTCCTTTTCAAATGTTTATGACTGCAATTGGCGAGGCACGAAAATCGCACTTAAAAAACCTAAAAATAACAAGATTACCAATTTTGTAGAATTCTTGAAGGAAATAGACGTATGGAGCAGTTTACGACACCCAAACTTAGTTCAGTTTTTGGGTATATCCTTCAATGATAATTATGACGAAGTCAGTATTTTGATGGAGAAAATAGAAGGAACTAACCTCAAAGATTACATTAAAAAGCCAAACGGTTCTTTATCATATACGAAAAAGAAACATATTATTTATGAGTTAATAAAGATTTTCAACTTTTTACATAAATGTAATCCACCGATTATATACAGGGATCTTAAACCAGAGAATATCCTTATTACCAAGGATTGCACGCTTAAATTAGCGGACTTTGGATTAAGCAAATACTACACGGTAGATGTATGTGGAAACTACATAATGACTGGTGGAACGGGTACATTGCGTTATATGGCTCCAGAGGTTTATTTACATGAGCCATACACGCTAAAAGTGGATATATACAGTTTGGGGATGATTATGTATTATATAATAACAGACGAAAGACCGTTCAATAATTATGACACGACTTTAATGGATAATTACTTTAGGACGTCAGATTTAATATTTTCTACAAGTAAAATTAAGAATAAGGAAATAAGAGCATTAGTTAATAAGTGTATAGACAAAGACCCGTATAATCGTTTAGATATAAATGAGTTACAGAAAGAATGGAACGAAATATTTACAGGAGATAATAAAAACTGCATTATTTCTTAACCCATTGTTCATAAGTTTTTACATATTTAGAATTGTACATAGTGCAATCCAGTTGGTAATTCTCGAATTCCGTGTTGTTTTTCTCTTCTTGTTCTTCTAATTTCGTGTAGGATGCTATCCTTAATAATTTGTACAAATATTTACATAGCATATATTATAAATTGAAATTTCTTTATTCATATTATTAATATGTAATAATATGGATACTCTACTACGAGATCAATTAACTAATTATGGACTCAGTGATTGCATTAAAGATTTTGAATATCAAGAAATTCTAACTATTGACGATTTCGTTAATTATACTATAGATGATTATCGAGAGATGATGCATGAGAAGTTTATCACCTCCATTAGATTTCTATTAAACACATACAAAGTAGCCGACAGAGTAAGTCAATCGCTCGATTATAATGATAGTAATAATCGAGGTTCCACTAAAATCGCCGACGGCTTATCTAATGACGTAAGAGAATGCTATTTGAGCATTCTTAAAAACAAAGAACTTTCTATTTTACAGCGGCAAAAATACTTCTATACATTCTTTATCAAACCGAATTTAAATAATAAAGTTCCTGTTGTAAGCGAAACATGTATCAACTTTGAAGGAAAATTATATAAATTCAAAAAAAATACCATAACTATTGGGCGTGGCTGTTTGGAATATCCGGTAGATATAAAGATTAAAGAACGAGAACCCCAAGACAACAGTGTATCAAGAGTTAATTGTATAATAGTCAAAGTCATGTCAGACGACAACAAATATATGTACTATTTATTTGATACATGGTCGATACTTGGAACAAGAGTAACTAAAACATACCCGTATCAAATCTATGAAACCGCACCAGGTAATACTAACATTATTTCATGGAAAGATAATGAATCAGTATTAATATCTTGCGGTGATACAACTTGTAAGAATGTTATTCAAGTATTATCTTCCGATAATGATGATATGATGCCTATATTGGAAGACGAGGAGAATGACGGCGTTGAAATTCAACGAGAAGAAGTCCTATGTGTTATATGTTATGATCCGGCTACTATACGTCTAGGGTGCGGTCATGCCGTATATTGCGGTAATGGGTGTATGGATGAACACATAGCCTATCAAGAAGAAGAGAACGGATGTGCGGTATGTCCTTTTTGTAAAGTAGATAATACACTAAATAAGCAAAGTATCTGTTTACAACAATATAAATAATATTAAATTAATATATATGTTTGGGTTGTTTAGTGTTTATTGTTTTTGGATATGGGTATGGTCTTTTTTATATGTTAATGATTTTACAGAAATAAGTCCGTTAATTTCCAGTTTTATAGCATTTATATTTACCGCAATTTCATTAACTATTATCAGAAACTTCACAATTATGTTAATTGTCTTTTTGGTTTTACTGGAATTCTCCGTTTTTTACTTTAATTATAAAAAATTCATAAAAACTAATAAAAGGTTTACAATTAAAAAACTTTATTTAGTACATAATGTGGTGATATTTTTGGTTTACAATATCTATTTATATTTTAATAATAAAACTTTTTTTGATGTTTATACGACCAAAACAGCCAAAGAAAAAGTTACATTAAGGAAATGGTTTGAAAATAGAGGTGACCCTAATTATTTAGATAATTATATCCATTAATATATATATATATATGCGTTTAACTAGAAAAAGATCTGGGAGCACATTTCGTAGAAGAAGTAATTCGTCCATCGTAGGTGGTGTATTTACGCCTAGGAAAAGACCGAAATCTGCTTCTGCTCCTAAAACAAATTCCGGAAATTTAACATTTAACAAGAAAAGAATAGTCAATTCACAAAAAACGCGGCCTAGCTCTGCCAAAGTGGAAGATTTAAAGACCGAAGTGGAAAATTTAAGGGGACAATTACTTAAATTAAAATTAGACAATGCTAACCAAACACGTGAAAATTCTTTGATAAAATTTATAGGATTATTATTTAAGCAGAGTCTAAAGTATAATGATGATATTAGAAATTTTTTATCTAAATTTCAATTTAGTGATGAAGATACACCTATAATTGAGGATATTTTAAACAACAATATTATGGCTTTAAAAATGTTATTAAATGACATAGGAGAAAATGAATTTACACAATTAGAAACAATTTTTAAGGAAGTAGGTTTTCAATATAAAGAGTTACAAACACCTGGTTTAATGTCATCACCCGTCACCGGCGAAGCCACGCCTTCGCCGAAGGGTGTTGAATACAAGCAAGCTAAATACAATTGGATAGGTGATAGACTAGTGGATAAGAACTTTATACCGGGTGATGACATTATAAGAGGCCATGATGGTAAGGTATTTAAGACAATAAAAACGAACCACGGGCTAGGCCGGAGTCCTATATTAGCATCTCCTCGAACACCTAATCTCCTTGAGAGATCAAAGGATGACTATACTGAACAATTTCCACGCAACCTGAAACATAAAAAAAATAAAGCTAGAGGTTCAATGGAAAAAAATCCAGGGGTTCAAGGGAAAAAAAATAAATATAAATAATATATATGCGTTTAACTAGAACATATATTGGCGGAAAACGTAGGTATAGGCGTAGGCGTACAAGAGGTCGCGGTACAAGAGGTCGCGGTACAAGAGGTCGTCGGCGTCGTCCCACCACAGCATCAACAAGCAAAACCTGTTTATACAAATACAAATGCACTAAACGCAGAGGCAAAAAACAGAGATGTGTTTACACATACATTTGTCCTCCACCTAAATCTAAATGTTAACAATCTTTGTATGGAGCACATGATGCTCTCATAGTAAAACCTTTGATAGGACCTTTTAAACACTTCGTTTTAGAGAATCTTCTTGGTAAAGAAAAAACTTTACCATCATAGCTTCGGTTACATTTCTTAGTATTGTTGTTTGATTTACAACAATCCTTGTATGTTTTAGTACCACCCTTCTGTTTCCCACATATATTTTTGGTCTTTCCCAACCCATATTTTTTGTCTATGTATCGCATATCCTTTGTTATCGTATTGCATTCATCCACCTTTTTATAGCGTCTGTATATCCTTAGTATGTTTAATCTACCTTTTTTGGCAGTTGCAGCGCGTTTAATAGGTTTACCCATTTTTTTATTTTCATAATTAATACCTTCGTTTATAGCTAATCTTCTTGAACGCGTGCTTCCATCTAGCTTATAATGATGTTTTTTCTTATTATTCAAAGATTTCTTTAATTTTGGTAAAATATTATTAGTCATATTAATTTATAATAATATTTTATCTTCGCTTTTTTGTACCACCTCTTCTATTTTTTTTCTTTTTCTTTTTATTTTTAGCAGATTTAGTACCTAGACCTAGTGAATTTAGTTTATCAACCATATCTCTTTTATATTGAAGAAATTCTGCATCAATTCTATCTACTTTATTTTTTAAACCAAAATATAAACCATCTAATCTGTCTACTCTTTCATTAATAGTTGGTGTGGGTGGTGTATTATTATTAAGCACAGCAGACATATATATATATACATACTATTTAATCTTTTTTTTAATAAAGATTTTCTTACAATTCAACATAGGATACTTCTCATAAAGTTTAAATATGGCTTGTTCTTTCATTTTAGCTTCAATCATGATATCTATATCAACTCCATATTTACTAGGTATTTCTAACAAGTATGTGGGAATTTCTTCTATGTAATCGCTATGATGGCCTATTCTGCCTGCTCCTTGTTCGCTAACATGAAACTTTGGTTTTATACCCCTACGAGCCCATGTTTCTAATATTTCGGGAATATATTCTTCAGGATATTTAAGTGTTTCATCTGGATGTATTTTATTATAACATTCAAAGTGGTGTGTATCAAAGACTACTGGAATATTAACTCTCTCTGAAACATACAAACAATCGTCGATTGAGAAACACTTTTCACAATTCTCTAAAACCAATCGTTTTTTAACATTATCTGGTAGTTGTTGAAATTGTTCACACCACCTATCCAATGTTTGTGTCTTATTACCATAAACGCCGCCGCCGTGAACTACCATTACCGAATTTTGATCCATGCCCATCAAATCCAAGACATCTGCATGATACTTCAAATCTCTAATAGTATGTTTAAAACTCCGGTCGTTAGGAGTGCCTACAACATTGTATTGTCCTGGATGAAACGTTAAACGCTGATTGTATTTTCTGGATAGTTCGCCTATTTCCCAAAGCAATTCCTCTGCAAA